CAATAGACTGTGCTAGCTTCTTGCCGCTCGGGGAAACGTGGGAGTAGTAAACCTCAGAGCCGTCACCGCCGCCTGCGTTTATGTGGATATCCATGCAGACATCAGCCTTGAAAGCATTGGAAGCGGCAACCTTTGAATTGATTGACGAGTCGCAATCGGTTGTACGGCTGATCTTTGTTTCAATGCCATACTGCTTCAAGCGTTCGTTGCAATACTTTCCGATTGAAAGTGTCAAGTCCTTTTCTTTGAAGCCGTTGCCGACTGCTCCGGAGTCATAACCGCCGTGACCGATGCCGACATATACTCTCTTAGCCATTGTCGTCACCTCCGTTTAGGATATTGTCAGCCGTCTGTGCGTTCTTGGTGAAGCTGTTGTTCTTCCACCATGCGACGATTGATGCGCCGACGGTGAATATGTAGGTTACATACTCCTGCCATTGATCAATGTCGATTGCTTCGCTTCTCTTGCCGAGGATAACGGCAAGCTGACTGATGAGCGCAAGCAAGAGAACTGCTGTTCTTGCCCATGTCTGCGCCGTTACGCCTTTAATGTTAATCTTTTTCATTGTGATTCCTCCTTAGTCTTTCTGATTGATATGCTCTAAATCGCTGATTCGATGATCGGCGACTTTCGCCTTTTCTTCGAGCACCGGGACTCGTTTCGCAAAATTATTGTGCTCCCGTACTTCTCGTGTTAATTCTTCGATTTTGGTATCCGTTACCGCCTGTGCTTTTTCAAGCTCCTTTGACATCTTGGCATTTGCCGCAAGGTTGCTGATTACTACACCAATAAGCGACAAAACGCCCGTGATGATTGCTGCGATTATTCCTTCCATGCTGTACCGCACCTCACATCAGCCCGAGGGCTTTAAGAATTACGGCACAGATCGGCAGAATCACATTAAATGCGATTGCTGAGCCTGCGACATATATGATTGTGTCAATAAGTCTGTTTCCTGTTGGTGTCATGTTATGATTCCTCCTTAAATTAAAATTCAATGAGATATTCTTCTGTGATTGTTTCGGGAGAACCTTCGGCAATTGCAACATACCTCTTGCCGTTGTATGTGTAATATCCGTTTAGTATCAGCTTCATACCTGGCGACCATTCAAACGGGTTATTCTGCGTGCCAATGGGGTTGTCCTGCTCAACATATATAGATTTCACGAGCTTGTCTCCGACATAATAGTTGTGCCAATCATACCCGATTTTATCTGACTGCTCGATTTTCTCCGTAATGCCGCCGAGCTTTTCAACCGTTTCACCCTGTACGACCTTGTTTCTGTAAGCTTTAGCCTCAGACCGTTTCATCCGATACACCTCCTGTAATTATAGACAACGCCTCTTCTGCTGACAGTTCTTCGTCCTCTGTCGGCAAAATCGGAGGTTTTTCGACCTGCTCATCAGGTGTATCAATAGGAACTGCGTGATAATTATTCAGTAAGCTTTCAAAATCTGCCGAAAACATTATCTGCTGAGTGCTGTATGTGTTGTCGCCGTTTGCTCTGAGCTTGTAGCCCTCGTTCGGCTCAATCACAAGCATTTTAAAGCCGCTATCCTCAACGATTGATACGGTTGCGTGTTTGATTGGTTGCTTTTCGTAAGTCATGCGATAATCACTCCTTTGTAGCTCGTCAAAACGGTTGCAAGGGTCATGCCCTGCGTGGATGCAACGTACAACCCCGTTTCGGAGTCTTGTACGCAACGCCACGAGGTTAAATAGTCCTTTACAAGTGCCGAGAATTTAATCGTAATCTGCCCCAATTCCGAACGGTATTCACGCACACCATTAACAATTGACAAGAGCGTTCCCGGGTCATCAGAGCTTGCTCCGTACTTTCCTTTCATCAAAGCGGGGCAATCTGACAAGTCGAGGTCATGGCTGATTGTGAGTGGCTTAAAACGAACACACTTTAACTTTGAACACTTCTGAAACGTTCGTGTGTACCCCGTTCCACGACTCATATCAAGCGGCGTTCCGAGGATTGATTGTAGGTTTGAACAATTTCGAAAAAATTCATACCAATAAGCAGCGTGGTATTCTTCCGCATTGTTTCCTCTCTCAATCAATGTTATTTCCTCAATAGAACCGCTGTCGTTGAACATTCCGCGAGGGTCAACAACGCACTCGAAGTCGGCAAGTGTAAGTTTCTTAAGATTCGCTGCAACTGTTCCGCCGAGAGAATTAAACATGCTTCTTTCGTTCCCCGCGATTGTTTTCGCCGAACCTTTAACGCTGAATCCGCATTCTTCGACATACGGTGAAACACGAGTACTTTTACTGTACACTGCGTTCGGCGTTTCCAAAAATGGCAGCTTAATCAAAACGTCGGGCGAGTCAGGAACATCAGGTTCTTCTTTGTCGAGCTTATATCCGCCTGTGATCAAGCTCGGCGGCGTTGTTGCATGTGCAAAAGCATAGGTTAATTCACTGCATTTTCTGAGGTCAAGCACATCTTGCTCACTTTTGAGCGGCAGCTCATTGGCAATGTTGATAAGCTCGTTCCAGTCCGATTCCTTTAAGTCCCGCCCCGTGAGGTCGGATAACGTTTCGCCAAGCTCCGTCCTGTCGGTCTCTCTCTGCTCCGATTTTGCCTTTTCAACGACGTTTTCGCCGCTGTCGTCAGCACCTTTTATGAAGTAAACTTTCGCCGGAAACGATGACCATTTGATTTCATCATTTTTCAAAAACTGAACACATAGGATAGATTTTTGAAAAGCAGTTATTTCAGGGCCAAGCGCAAGCTCGTCGGAGTCAACCTCGACCGGGAAACTTCCGGCTTCATTGTTAAAAACAGCACGCATTTTAAAATTTTCGACGGGCTCATCATTGATTTTGAGCGGCTTTACAAACTTGAGAATTGTTGCATTTTTTTCGCCTGTAACACCAAGAGTGCAGTTAGAGACGTGCTTTCCGTCTGAAAAACATATTTCCCTATTCTCTTTAACCGTCAGCGTTTCTTTCATCTGTCTTTTCCTCCAATGCGTCAGCTCCGGCGCTTTCTCTTGCGTTTGCTTCGGTACTTTCTTTCAAAAGCTCTTCGTATGCTTCAAGCTTGCCAACAAGCTTATTCTGCTGAGAGATCAGTTGATCTTGTATTTGAGCGAGCTGTTGAATTTTAGAAACCGTTTCGTCAATTTCCGCTTTCACTGATGATATCTTTTTTTCAAGAGTCATGATGCTACGTTCCTTTCCATACTTAAAATCTTACTTTCAAGTGTCTTATTCTTTTCAAGAAGCTCTTGTACCGCCTTCCATGTTATAGCGGCCATAGAGTATAAACTTATGTGTTTTCCGTCAGAGCTCAACACTTCGGGTGGTGTATTGTAACCGTCGCCGATGACGAAGCCAAATGTCTTATTGCTTTCCTCTGAAGCTATATTGCTTTCTGATACGCTTGCTGTATTTAATGAAGCTTCGCTTGAACAAGGCTCGGCTAAGAAGTCATATGAATAGATCTGTGACTTGGATGATTCGAATAGAGGAAGTACGGTTGAACTTCCTTGAATATTTGTTTTGTTTTCAGCTAAAGAAGAAACCGTCACTGTTGAACCGCCCCACGTTAATTCTGAAGTGCCAAAAATCGATTTCTTTGACTCAATCGCCGAGCCGCCATAATTGTTATTTAGCCAAATAGAGCCCGCAGCAGTACCTGCCAATCCGGAAACGTTCAGTCTGACGAGCACTGTGCCGTTAGAATTTTTCAACTCAGTCGCAATTGCCGGCTTGCCGGCCGGGCTTCCTAAACAGTATGTCACGTTGTAATCGTTGTCTGAAACCTTTCTGTAGACAGTAAAGCCTCTCCACGCTTCTGTTGGACTTTCTGCGCCGATAGTTATCGGAACAGAGATATTAACTCTCGTTCGTTCGAAACTTGCTATTTCTCCACCAGAATTATCATTGTATGCAAATATCTTAAAGCCGGGTTCGAGGCTGCCGATTGTGCTTACATTAAGAGACGCTCCGAATCCTTTTAAAGTTTCGGTTCCATCGTCCTCTAATCTAATATTGCGATATGACGCGATACGGCAGTTATTTCCAAGATACTCAAGATTGTAGCTTGCTTCATTGACGATTGCTTTAAAATCGCCTTTTTTGGTTGTTATCTTGCCATTATCTAAGTCGATCAACATAGACGCATCTTCGGAGGTTATTACGCCCGCTTTTATCAAGCTCGCCGAAATGCTTCTTGCTGTCACATTGTTAATGATCAGCTTTCCGTCATCTCCGAGAAAAGCCGCGGTATACGGACCTTTGTATCCGTTTGGAGAGTATGAAAGACCGGCGGAGTTCCAACGGTACAGCTTTTGCACCGTTTCAAGCTTGTCTGAGTCGCACAATAAAAGAAGCTCTTGCGGATTTTTTGACGGATTGAGCACAACATGACCGCCTGAGGCTCCGGTGATCTTCTTTGTCATATCGTCAAGCTCGTCCTGAAACTTCTGTTCAAGTGCTGAAGTATCCGGCGCTGCAGAAGCTTTCCGAAGCGCTTCGTTTGCGGTTCGTTGCGTTTGCTTAATTACGTCGGCGAAGTCTGCCCTTGGTGTTCCAAGCTCGAGTGAAACATACTTTTCGCCAAGTGAGTCATACACCGTTTTAATCACTTTCATTGACACTGTGACATTCATCAACGAGTTAATCACCCTTACTGTGTCACACAACGATACGGTTTCGAGACTCGGAACGAGCCTTGCGTGAGCTGTTTTTGATAAGTCAATCATTGAGACAGTCATGGAACCGTCAACAGCATTTATGTCATTGTTGCTCAGATACTCCGTTACATGCTTTCGGAGGTTCGTTTCGTTCTTTTCTTCTTCATTTTCAAAATAGCTTGAAAAATCCATAAAAAGAATTCTTTCTTCAATACCCGTCTTGTTCTCGACGTGCTGAACAATTTCGGATAAATAAACATACTGATCATCATTGATTACATACGGAAATAATCCTGTGTATGAGTTTTCTACGGACATTGTAAGCTTCATTTCCGTCATGTTCTTACCATATCGAATTGTGATGCCGTTGTCTTTTCCGCGAGCTTTATGCAGCTTTATTTTGAGATTGTCGAACTCATACTCTCCGCCGAAGCAGTCGAGGACAGATCCGTCAATCCCGCCGAGAGCAGCTCTCGCAGAACAACAGCCGGCGCCGAAATTCGTAACAGTGTCAATGTCGCAGTATTCAGCAGAAAAGTTGTATGCATTTTCGGTGTGCTCATTTGCAGCGGATAAGATTCTGTTCATTGCGACAAGTGCGGTTGTTTTTTCTTTCGCAATTGATTTAATGGGATATCGCGAAAGTGCATATGAGACATGCTCGCAATTCACGGTAACAGTTCCCATGATCGGCTTCGACACCGAATAGATCTTAAATAACTGTGGATCAGCTGTTGGGTTGGGACTTGCTTTTATATATCTCCCGGCGGAGATCTCCGCAAAGTCTCTACCGGCGACCGGATATTCAAGGACGCATTCATAAATACCATTGCGCTCCTCGGTCACTTCACAACGAAGAGAATCTTTTAAAAATGCAATTTTCGTATTTAAATTTGACAATAAAATCGGAGTCATTATATCGTCCTCCAATTTGGAAAAACTTTGGCGGACTTGGCGCCGATAACGCAAACCGTGTTGTCGCCGGGTGCAAGCTCGGGCCATGTGTCAGAACCATACCCCGAATTAAAGTTAATTCCGCTTGCATAGCAAGCCTCGGAAAAGCTGTCAATGTTTACCGAGTTATATCCTTTCGGAAACGTGTAAATAAAGCTCTTATCATTAACTTTTATCGTAACGGCACCACCAAGACGATCGGCAGCGGTTATATAAATCCTTGGCAACGAAGAGTGCTCATAAGGATTGGTTATGGTTGTTACTTCACTTGAATTAGTCGACACTGTCACGCCGAGCTGTCCCATAATGTTATACTTGTATGGTTCGCAGTCAAATTGAACGCTTGCGTGACCTACGTTCAAAAGATCTTCTTCAAACGATATGGCGTTTAGAATAGCTCCGTAACGAAAGAAATCAGGATCATATGAATCTGCCAAAATCTGATATCCTTTCTGAGACAACATTTTTTTGACTTTCGCAATATTAGCGTCTATATCGGCGCAACCGACTTTATAAGTTTTTGTAATGTTTAAAAAACAGCCGTTGTCTTGGATCACGTCACCGGAGCGCCCCGGAACGTGTGTTTTCGTGACGTCGCGAAGCGGAACTGTCGGAGACGGTCGCTTTTCAATGTAAAGTCCGCAGTCATTGTATGAAAACATTTCGCCGAATTGGAATTGATTTATTTTCATGCAAACGCCTCCATTTTTCTCTTAACATTGTTATAAATCTGTCTGCTAAGCTCTTCGGCCGCACTCTCAACGTTAAAGTCTTTTCCGGGCGTACCGCCGAGAGAAATGTTAAAGTTAAAATTAAATATTCTTCCTGCTGTGTTGTTGTTGTGAACAGTCGGTTCTACTGATGCGACCTGGCTTTGCACTGCGGTTTTGAGCCGAACGCCTACATCGCTGTTAATGCTGTTTGGCAAGATATCTTTTATCTTTTCTTTTACCTTCTTCATCGACCGGGTAAAGCCTACGCCGAATCCTTGTCCGGAATAGTCGCCGAGCGTCGCAAAAACAGTTGACGGCGAATGAATGCCAAGTTTGTTTTTCAGTGTGTTTACAACTGTGTTTCCGAGGTTTTTCACTTTGTCGACAACAAGATGAAGCGAATTCTGCAAGCCTCGAATAAGTCCGAGAATGAGATTTTTACCGATATCGGCAAGAATTGTTGACGGAGAATGAATTCCGAACACCGCTTTTATGTTGCTTATTATAGTTTTGCCGAGCTGCTTGATTGTTGATAAGATAAGTCCTCTGTTGTTCCACAAGCCTTTAATGAGGCCTTTGATCAATTGTAGGCCCGCATCGATGATCTGCGGCATCATCTGCAACAAACCCGAGGCGATTTCGAGCGTGATCTTTATTGCGGCATCGATGAGCTTTTGAAGCTGTTCCGGATTGCGAAGCATTCCGACAATCGAATCCACGAGATAAAGTGTTGCGTCTATGATTGCTGTGATAGTGTCGTCCTCAGTGAGCGCTTTAGCAAGGGTGGAAACAATAGTTGTTGCCGCTTGAATGATAGGCTTGAGGTTCTGCATTATTCCGTTCACAAGCTGATTGATGAGCTCAGACACCACCGGAATGAGCTGTGGAAGCAGTGTTGTGACTGTTTCGGAGATCGCAGGACCTATGTTTTTGACGATTGTAACTATTCTCGGGATTATGTTTTTCCCAGCGGTTATAACGCTGTCAGTAAAGTTGCCGACAAGCTGCTTGATGTTCGCATTTTTATCCGCGAGATCTGTAATGAGGTTTTGGAAAGTTGATTTGACTGCTTTGATCGAGCCTTGAATTGTTGTTGACGCTTCCTTGGCGGTTGTACCCGTAATGCCGAGGTTCGTCTGGATAACGTGGATAGCTTGATATACATCGTTCAGATTTGAGATGTCATACTTCTGACCCGAAATTTTTTCGGCATCAGCAAGCAAGCGCTCCATCTCTTTCTGTGTGCCGCCGTAACCAAGCTTGAGGTTGTCAAGCATGGTATAATTTTGCTTTGCAAAGCCTTGATAGGCGTTCTGAATTGACGACATGTCAGTTCCCATTTTATTGGCATTGTCTGACATATCTGTGATAGCCATATCAGCAACCTGCGCAGCTTTTGCTGTGTCACCGTTGAGGCTCTGGAGCAAGCTCGCCGAAAAGCTTGTTACTGTTTCCATGTACTCATTCGCCGTCAAGCCGGCTGTCTTGTATGCGTTATTCGCATATTTAACAACCTCATTCGATGAGCTTTTAAAGAGCGTCTCGACACCACCAACAAGCTGCTCATAATCACCGAAGCCTTCGATTGACGCCTTAACGGCTTTTGCGACGCCTTTGCCGACGGCAACAGCAGTGGTACCGAGCGCTGCCATGCTGGCAGCTGTAGCTTTAAACGTGATTTTTGCAAGCTTACCGGCAGCAGAAGCGATACTTCCAAGCCCCTTGATGGCAGGCGGCATGTTATCTTTCATTTCTGAAATTTTTGATTTAATGTCTTTGAATGCGGTTTCAACCTTCCTTAGTCCTTTGGTCTGCTTTTCGACGTCACCAAGACGGTCATTCATTTTAGCAAGTTCCGCTTCCGCTTCATTAAGTGAAGCCTTCCACTTGTTGACTTCTTTTGAATTTTCGCCGTATTTTTTTGTCGCGCTCTCAACAGCTCCGCGGAGCGTGTTGATTTTAGCTGTTTGCTGTTCAATCTGACTTTTAAGATTTTTCTTTTCAGCAGTAAGAGCTTTTAAGCTTTTGGAGTTGCTGCCAAACTCGGCCGTGCTTTTCTTCATTTCGGAGCGGAGAACTTTCATCGAAGAATTGATATCGGAAATTGCTTTTCGATATTCTTTTTCTCCTCCAAGCTTGATCGTTGCACCTATTGTTTTACTTTTTGCCACTGCTTTCACCTCCTAAGCCGTAAAACTCAATGTATTCATTGTATAGAGCGATTATTTCGCTCGGCGTCATGTGCCATGTTTCGGCCGTAGAAAAACCGAGTACGCATTTTCCGATAAAAAACAATCGTTTAACGCTTACTCGGTTTTCAAGTTTTTTGTTTCCGGTAATTCTCCAAACTCTTCAACCATCTCGTCGGTGACAACTATTTCATTGCCCTCGTCGTCAAGCTCCGGCGAGCTACCATCCGCAGAAAGCCCTAAAACTTCTTTCATTGCTTCTGAATAATATTCAAGATTGCTCTTTCCAATCAGCAATCCGAAATACTCAAGCGGGATCGCCTTTTCATGGGTACCGTTTTTTAGGTTATTTCGTGCGATTGCATCGTTTACAAGCCATGAAATGATTTTCTTAGCGTTAGTCACTTCGTTAGCCTCTTCATCTGAAAGTCTTTCCACCTTGTCGAGAACATCTAACGAGGCGGCTACGTTATATTTTTTGCCGTCAAATTCAAGCTCGACGGTTTTTAATTCTAAGTTAGTTATGCGTGCTTTCATATAAAATCAGGGCGCATTAAAGCGCCCTTACCCACCTTTCTTATTCTGTCTGTGCATTCGTGTTGCTCTCACCGGGGATCGTGCCACTGTCTCCGGTTGACGCCGTAGTAAAAGCGGCGCTTGTCCGTGCGACAAGTTCAGCGAGAACCTTTTTAGCATCCGCAAGAGTTTTAAGCTCAAAAACTCTTGTCCTCCACTTTCCGTCTATGTCTTTGTAGGCCTTTCCGGAAATGGTAGGCGTTGAGAATGTAATGTTTTCGCCCTTCGTCTGGATCTTATCTTCAGGCAGCTCGAACTTGACTCGGTGCAGCATATATACATTGTAGGATGTTGTGCCATCCTTAATGGATGCATATATGAAACCATATGTGCCATAGTTAGAATCTGTGCTTCCGTCCTCAGTGACAAAAACTGCGGTATATCCCTTGAGCTCGTTTTTTTTGAGACCAAAAATCTCAACAGCCGCTTCAAGCGCGATTTCATCAATGTTGAGCGTGACCTCTGCGTTGTCGAACTCTCTGATCTGCTCGGCGATTTCATCATCGGCATACAGAAGTGCTTCTTTGAAGTTTGGCTTGACTGTTACTTCAATCATCTTGCCGATTGTTACAGCATCGCCGACGTTTTTTGAGTCGGCAAGCTTATTTGACGTGCATTTTGCAAACGTCGAGCCGCAAGCTTTGAATTTTGCCATATCTTATTCCTCCGTTTCGTAATCTTCACTGAGAGCTGAGACCTCAGCGATATAATGAGTGTAATTTGTTTCAGCTTCGTATTGCTCATAAACGTCGCCGACTGTGAAATCGGCGTTTTTGAGCAACTTTAAAAGTTTTCTTTTCTTCTGAGATTGTTTACTTTTCACAAACAAATGAACGTTGCATTCGCATATAGTGATCTGAGCTTCATTGTCGGCCGATATTTCAGGACTTTCAACAATGCCTTCATAAATTCCGTAATCCTCACCGTTACCTTGGTAATAGCCAGGGTAGAACGTTATGTTCAATTCTGAAAGCGCTCTGTCTAACTTTTGAATAAGTGTCATAGTTCTGTCTCCCTGTTGTAAACCTCGTTCATCTTGTCAAATACGGCTTTTTCGGTGCCTTTGATGACTTTTTCGATAATCGGTGTAGGCTTTTGGCCGTGCGAATTGCCGAATTCAAGAGAAGCGAGCTTCTCCATGTTGCGAACCGCCTTCTTGCGGGTATAGGCTTTACCGCTTTTGGCAATTGTTGTCGTGCTTTTGCCTGTCGGACGAACTACAACGACATTGTCACCGCTTTTGTTTTTCTTAGGCTTAGTCGGTTTTACGGAGTTAACAAGCTCGGCGGTTTGCCTGTGTATATTTAGCTCACTTTTCATTGAGCTTGCAACGATTGAACTTGCTTCTTTCAGCATTTTTTCAGAAACTGCCTCTGTGTCCGAGAGCTTCTCTAAGTCCTTGAAAATGCTATCGTCAAAATCAAGCTGAAAATCCGCCATATAAGCACCTCATGTCCGAGCACGTAAGTTCAATTGCATCTTCATTCAAGCTGTACGATTCTTTGATCTCAAAGCATTTGCTTTCAAATCTTAAGAATTGTTCGCCACGGTACTCGGCTTTCTGAACTTTCACCGTGAGCGTTGCGTCGTAACCGCGGCGATACGCCGAGTCTTTCTGCTGACGCTTGACTGATGACACTTCAGCAAAAGTCTCTGTTTCAGAAACAATGCTGAGGGTTGGGTAGCCCTCAGCATCTTTTACAAGCTTTCCATCAATCAGTGTCACGACATCATTCATCTGTATCATCGTCAGCCCTCCTATAACCCTTGGAGGACATTAACGTTGATTTAACGGAGTTGTACCGCTGTTCATAGAGTTTAGCCTCCTCAATGTCGTGGGTGTATCTTGACCTACACCACAATTTAATTGCATTAACTATGTTGCGGTCAAGTACGCAATCATCATCAACACTAACGCCGCATAAGGATAAGTCAGCAACACAAGAGTCGATGTTATCGGATATATCCTCATCAAGCTCGGCGTGCCTTATTCTCAGGTCCGTTTTGATTTTTTGGATAATAGCAGGGCTTGCCATCGTAAGCCTCCGATCAAGCTGAAGCCGGAATTGTCAGTGAGACAAAGCCGTTCTTTGCAACGACATCGGCGCCGAGGCTGACAGATCCGAGAATTGTATCCATAAGCGACGTAAATGCAAATTCCTCAGAAACCTTAACCTGGTAGTTGGTAAAGAGATCAAGCTCAAGGCACTGCGGATTTCCGTAGAACATTGTCGGAATAGCCGCTGAACCCTGTGCGGTATCAACGCAAGCTGCAAGCTCGGAGCAAATGCAATACTTGATCGCAAGTCCGCCGTCCTTGATGATGCCGACATTCGGGTTTGAGCCGTCAGGTACAATCTCATAGACTTTCTTTTTGTCCTGCGTTCCTCTGATTTTGCCGATGGCGCGAAGATCCTTTTTGTTAAGGAAAAGCACTGCTTCTCCGACAACGCTTTCATCTCCGCCGTATTCAAGGAGAAAGTCAGTAAGGGTGTTTTCGTCAAGGATGCCCTTTTTCGCAGAAGAAACAGATGCGTCGACGGCTTTGTTGAGGGCTGATGCCTTGAGCTTGGAGATAACAAGTTTAACGGCCGCCTTGCGGAGCGAAATAAGAGCCTGCTCCTGAACCTTAGCCTCATACTGGAGCGGCGTCTGGTTCTTTGCCTGCTCCGAAATCTGAGCATATGTAGCGAGCGTTTTCGGCGTGATTTCGACATAGCCGAATGTTGCTTCCTTAGCGGTTGCCGCTGAACCCTCTGTATGTTCTGCCGCTGCATCGGCGTCTGTGTCGATGTAAGCAACCTTGTTTGATCTCATACCGCCGCAATCAACAATCTTTACAAGATCGATGATTGAACTGTGCTTTGCGCCGACGGTATCATTGATTCCGCTGACTGCCGTAGGCGTTGCCAACTTACCGGAGCTCACAAGCGCCGCTCTGAGCTGAGTTGTAGCGATGCTTGTCCTTTTTGTCGATGCAAACTTTTTCGCCCTCTCCTCGAAATTCTCAGCGTCGGTATTACCGCCGATATTGACAGATGTACCGATGGAGCCGTCAGCGATTTTCTGACGGAGTTGCTGGTAATTCTGGATATTTTCAAGGATTTTATTCCTTTCGGCTAAAAGCTGGTCAGTCTCTGTGTTGAGAGCGTCGATGTTCTCAACGTTCTCGTCGGAATCAACTATACCCTTGATCTCGGCGAGTCTTTTTTCAATTTCTTTGAGTCTTTTGTTCTTCATAAAGATCCTCCAATTTTTAATTTGATTTCAAGTTTTTTTCGTTTATTCTCAAGCTCTGCATCTCTCCGTGCTTTCAGACTGATCACTCCGTCAGCCCAAGAACGAGCATTGATTTCAGTATCGTTGTTCGCCGGAATGCTCACGGCGGACACATCGTAGATTTTTTTGACAGTTCGGTGTGTAAATGTCCTCGTCTTTGGATCATAATCATAATCTCCAACCGCAAATCTCCACGACATTTTGGTAATCATACCTGCACAAATCTCATCGTAGAGAGTTCGGGCGGCTTCGGTTTTTCCGAGATCTGCGGCAAAAAACAAGCCTTCGTCTCTCGGCTCGACAATAAGAGTTTTATTGCTTATCCTTGCAAGGACTTTTCCTGCGTGATCATAAAGATATATTACGTCCGTTATATCGCAATTTGCAAAACAACTCCTGTCAAATTGCTCGTAATAATCATTTTCGCCGTCATTAAAGAGGACATAAGGCTCATAGCGTGCCGCATAGCCTTCGATATAGTAATTCGTATCAATAAGCTTGTTCTCTGAATTTACGCCAAAAATCGGCATATATCTCATCTGACTGTTATTCTTGAATTTGGTTTTGCTGTTTGGGGTCACCGTTTATCTCTCCTTTTTCGTTGTTGTCTGTTGTAACCGTATCAGCCGGGAGGGCACCAAGCTCGACATAATCACGGCGAATATAAAACTTGTCGCCGTTTTCAACGTGCGGCAGGTTAAGGATATCCATTCCCATATTGGTGCTGAGCAAGCCACGATCAAATAGCGTCTGGATCATTGCTGACTTTTCGGCATTTGTCATATACTGGAGTCGATTGGAGCTCCACATAATCGCATTACTGCGAGAAATCTGCAAATTGCTGTATGTCATTGCCGTCATTGCTTGGCTGAGCTGGATTGCAAAAGGCTCAATTTTTCCCTCGTAGTATGCCGACCACTGATCGCCGACAGCCTTGTTTTGCAAAATTTCATCGTTTGTGCCGAAATAAGTGTACACACGATCTTGTATAGCTTTCATCTGCTGGGTATCAACGACTCTCGGCTGGCTGTCGACTTGCTTAATGTTGGTATACGTGTTCGGAAAAAGCAGCATTCCGCCGGAACTGCCGGAAAAATTTTCCTTTGAAAATCTTTCACGCTCCGCTTTTAAGTCTTTGGAATTTAGATAATTATTATACTGGGCGGTGAAGCGGAAACTTGAATTGTTCTTGATTCCCTCACGAATGCCTTGATTTTGCATATCGAGTAGCTTCATCGTCGGGTCAAGAACTGAGTTACTTTCTCCCCTTAAGTCCGAACGATAGAGAAACTTGTTGATAATTCCGACTTGAGGTAGCTCGACCGCCGCTTTTTGACCGTTGCCAAAAGTAAACTTAACCCACAGTTCCGGACTGCCGGCAACATTGACAAACTCAACAAGCCTCGGATTTATCGGATAATATCCGGATATTTCGTCGAGCTCGTTAAGAATCGGAACAATGAAACAGGTGTTTTGCGTCTCGTAAATCGTCGCTACCTTATACAAAAACTGCGCCGATGTCATCCACGGGTTAGGCTTATTGTTGAGCAGAGTTTTTATTCTTCCAAGATCCGCGCCCGTAACATCCGGCGACAGCTTTGAGACGTGATTTGCAAATGTATGGATACAAGCTCGAGTTAACTCCATTTCGTAGACACCACCGTCATAGGTCGTGTAGACGGGTGTATATCCGTCAAGCATTTTAAAATATCCCTTTACATTTGCTTTTTGATTTTTAGTTTTAAATATTTTTTCAAATAATCCCATTTGGAAACTCCTTTATGCCGCATTTTTGAGCTGTTCTCCAATGACTTCAAACCACTTTTGCCGGACAGTTAATGTGTCAAGTAAAGCAGCACAGCCGTCAATGTGACAGCGCTGTTCAATTTTAATAATGCGAACTCTGCGGCTTTCCGAATTTACTTTTAAAGCTGTGTTTAACAGATGCGCTTTCAGCAGGTTATTATCACCGATTCGCAGCTTTCCGTCACGCATCAAGCCCTCAGCTTCATAGATAACCGGTGTAAGATTTTCGCCTTGATAGACGTCGTCCATGTGGAAGCCGTAGGCTTTCATCTGCTGGATGAGGTACTGCGCAGAATAGCGGTCGTAACCTATCTGCAGCGGGTAAATGTGGTATTCTTCGACAAGTCTTACAAACCACTTAAAACAATCGTTATAATCGACGTAATTATCGCCTGAGAGCTTGATTAAACCCTGCTTTTCATAGATTCTATACGGAACACCTTCGCGCTCTTGAAGCTCATCAATCTTGTTTCTCGGCATAAAAAATTGTGCAAAAACATACAGTCTACCGTCTTTTTCAATGATGATGCAGCAAGCCGTTAAGTCTGTTGTTTGAGAAAGGTCGATTCCACCGACGCAATAACATTCCCTGAAGTCGTCCAGATTCAGCTTTTCACCCGTCAAAGCGTCGATAACTTCGTATGGAAGCCACGCAACGGAGCTGTTCTGCTTTATGTTACAATATTTCGTTAAAAATTCAGTCTTTTTACTAAGCGATTGCTCTGCAATGGATATTTCTTCGAGGTAGAAATCCTCCGAGACGCTGATGCCAAGGTTCGGATTGCTTTTCTTTAATTCTTCAAGATCACTCCATTTTTCAACGTCATCAATCATGTAAAGCAACGGCAGAAGCCTCTTTTCGTTGCTATTCCCGAGAAGAAATGCGGTAGAACGCTTCATCAGCTCGTCGTAAATACTGTCGTTGATGTAACCGGCCGTCGAGATCGATAGGATCATCGGCTGTTTTCTGCTTCCAAGGGCGGATTTCATTACTTCGTATTGCTTCAATCCGGCGTCTCCCTGCCAAGCGGCAAGCTCGTCGCAGACAACAAGCTGCGGATTAAATCCGTCGCTTTTCTTCGCGTTAAAAGCGATTGGCTTAATCACGGTATTGCTTTCGGAAATGTAAATGTCGCTCCGTCGCTTCTTTGCAAGCTCGGCGAGCTCCGGTTCAAGCTGGATCATCTGATAGAACCCGTCATAGACAAGATTCGCCTGTTCGAGCTTCGGAGCAAGGCAGTAGATTTCCTGTCCGTATTCGTCCTCGATGTAAGCCATGTAGCTGATTATTGCCGAAGCGAAAAGCGATTTACCGTTTTTTCTCGCAATAACGATAAACACTTCTCGAAAGATGCGTACACCGTTTTCATCGACGATGCCGAACATTGCACTGACTGCCGCTTTTTGCCACAGTTCGAGTGTAATGAGGTCGTTTCTGCCCTTGCTGTGATGGCAGAAGTTTTCAATATACTCAATGGCTTTTTCCGCCTTTTCAGCATCAAAAAAGTATTCATTTGACTCGATTTTTTCACAAATTAACGAGTATATTTTCTTTATCCACTTACCGACTCGCACTTTTTTAGTCCGAATGGCTTCGTTATATTCGGTGATATAACCGCTTGTCATTTTTTCTTTTTCAGCTCCTCAAGCTTTGAGTTCTTGCGTTTCGCTGCCGGAACGAGATCGGTGAGCTGCTTAATAATTGCGGCGTAATTCTTCGACATGTTGAGATAGATTTCAACTTCGGGACTTTTCTTTGTGCCGAATTGGTTTTCACCGTTTTTATACTCGGAAACACAGCCTTCGTCGTTGATTGTCTCTTGAAGCTCGTCAAGTGTTACTGACATAAACGCGGCTTTTTCTACGAGCGGATCTACAAGCTTTTTCTTGTTTTCGTCGAGGTCCTTAAAAATTCTCTTGATTTTTTTTGCTACTTTTTGAATTTTCTCTGACTTCGTTTCTTCTGTTTCCTTTTTGCTCAATTTCTCACCTCATATCTACACCACCACACCCCCTCTACACCACGCATGCGCGACCTGCAGGGTAAAAATAAAGAGGGGCGCTCGGTCAAATCGCCTTACTGTAATTTTGCTTTTAGGGGGGAGGCTTAATAATTTCCTCGCTTAACAACTGTTCCATCAGGCAAGTAACAAGCTCGGCCATTGCCGTATATGTTTCGTGCTGGATCAACTTCTTTGTTGTGGCAGAAATGACATTCATACCGAAAGAGCTTAGGGTTGAGGGCTATGTCAGGATCATTGCAGTTAACATCATCGAGCCATACAGTGTGGTGAACAATCTTTCCGGGACGCTCGCCACAGACTTGGCACATTCCTCCGTCGATCATTGTGCGCTCTTCAATGAAAGCCTTCCGTGCACGTAGCCACGGCATTGATTTGTAGAATTCCTTCTGTGTCATTTGATATAATAGTTCTTTAGCTTGTAATAATTCTCCATAGCCTCACTCCACATATCCCAGAGAACTGCACGCTTATGCTTGAGCTTATAATCATCTGTGTGTTCCGGGATAGCTTTGATCTGAGACTTAATGTGATCCGCTTGTGATTTATAATCTTCAGCGAGCTCGTCAAGTGTTTTCATGTTCTCACCCGCGAAAAAGCCGCATCGAGCAAGTGCAATTCAGCTCAACACGGCTTTTGTTTATTTTCGTTATATTTATCTTAGCAGTTTTCTTGTTCCGCATTTCCACAAGTTAGACTTTTTTATCAAGAATGTAATAAAATTTGTGGCGATATTTCGTAAATTTATTTTTATCACACGGAATAGAGAGCGCGATATACGGCACACCATAGCAGATATTTTTTCTGAGCTCAGGAATAACGTTCATATCTCCACCGGCGGCATCGTGTAAGCAACGCTCTACAAGTTCAACAAGATCGGCGGACTTCATGGCTCTATCCGCCTTCCGTTCAACAACTGACGATGCGTCTGAACTGCCTCTCGGCATCCCATCAAAGCTGCCAGCCGACAACTCGTAACTATCGTTGCGATCCCGTATCCACTCCGGGTATTGATAGCACTTGTGTTTCAGTTCAAGATAGCGCTCTCTCGAAATAGCATAGTCGGCAAGCGCTTGCGAATATTCTCTCGGCATTGTTATTCACCCCTCAAATATTTTTCGATTTCTTTCGCTGCTTCTTCCCAACCCTGGCACCAGACGGCACGGTTACCGAGAAGATTAAGATTGTTGAGCCAATTGAGCTGTTGCAAGCTCGGCTTTTCGCCTTTTCGCTTCATCTCTATGTAAAGCGCGTGATATTTTCCTGAGGACACGGGCAAGCATGGATCTGGTACGCCCTTTTTCAGGCCTTGACGGCGCAGGGCGGCACCGTTATACCTGCTGCGTTTACCCTCGTTCGGGATATGATATAAAAATTTAATTTCGGGATATTTACCCACGGCGAATTCTGCCCATCGGAACAACGCTTCCTGCTCCTGAGCCTCTGTCGGGATCGGTATTTGATTTTGAAAATTATTGCTCATTGACTCACTCCTCATGCGTATTCTCTGTTTCGTAAGATATATTTACTGTCTTTCTTGTAAAGCCGGATCGTTATGTACGGGAAATCTATCTTTTCCGCTTCGCCGTATTCATTGATATCGTACATATCAAGACGGGGATCGGCGTCAACAAACACATAACCGGGATATAATTTTTCAAAAAGCTCAGCATTGTATATGTCATTCCTCATCTCTTGGAGCTTTCGACAGCTGATGCGTCCGTCACGCTGACTTTTGGGTGGTTGTTTTAAATTCTTCGAGCAAACATACGATCGGTAGCAAAGCCTCGGATCTTTCGACAAGTAAAAAGCAGCTCCGGCAAGACCTGTCTTGGTGAAAATGAGATGTGATGTGTGAATATAGCTCACTTTTGGATTTTTAGTAAACCGCTTGTTCCATTTTTCTTTGAGGATCTTTGCGCCGAGCTCGCCTGAACAGATAAGGTGATAGTGCGGACGGCCGTTTTTCTCTCCAAGCTCGGTTGTATACATGCTGCGGAAATCAATGTTTGCTTTTTTATAAGCATTTTTGACGTTTCGGAGGAAACACGCGAACTCTCTGCCTTCGAGAGCCTTATCATACGGAAAGTCCGACGGATATGAGAGCTCGCAAAGATAATCGTTCGGCCCGAAGTTTTCCTGAAGCAGCCAAGTAAACTTCCGAGCAGCATTCCGTTCGTTGAGCTTTTGCTGAACAGCTCTTGTCGGCTTTGCTTTTGCCGAACGCCTGCTTGTCGGCTTCCGAACGGGGAAAATATCAACCTCCATATAATCACCTGATTTATGGATGCTCTCTCGGTTAAGTTTTCGCACGTGTTTTCCTCCTTTCGTTTTGTTGATAACTTAATACACAATACTTTCTTGTTACGGACTTTTTTCAGTCCATCATTTTTAGCGTCGAGGGGCTCGGCAGAGCCGAACCCCGTGTATTAAGCTTTTTGAGTTAAAATGAAGTTTTAATATTTTTCATTTGCCTTTAATTCTTCCGTATGACCGACAGTGCGCTTGACAGAGATTGAACCCTTGCCCGATTTGCCGATTTTAACCTTTCCGTGACCAACGGTCGAAACCGTCAGATCAAAGACTTTTGCATCAGCAATCAAGCGAGCTGTTTTCTTGAGAATGTCGATTATTTCATCATTCTCAATTTCCGTCATGCCGAGCTCGCGCGCATTGGCAACGCAAAGCGACTCGATGTTAAAACAGGCTTCATCAATCTGTTTTTCTTTGCTTTGCCAAGCTCTGGCGGCTGGGCAGTTGCAGGTTTGTAACGCAAGCTCGTCAGCTTCGGTATCAGTCAAAGTTCGATCATCCTCATTCATCAGGGCCTGTCCACATTTTGGGCATGTCACTATCATTTAGTTCACCTCCCGTTTTAAAAGATTTTAAAATTATTTCGATTTGCCGCAATTATGTCAGATCTGAGATCATCAACGTTTTCTTTGACAGGCTTGATAATCGATGATCGTATCGTGTTCCAAGGTTGCATCCGCATTATATATTCCTCAAAGGGTAACCACGGCTTTTGAATATATCTACAGTATTGCATCTCAAGCAGTGCTCCTTGGCTTTTTTTATAATTCGGTGCGAAAACAACTATGTCCGATGAGTTAATCATGGCAAAACAAATCTTTGCGTAATCAGCCGGTTCCAATCCTGTCGGAAGGGCTGCAGGGTTAATCACGGTTGTCCCCGGTATTTTCAGAAGCTCTGATTCCATTTTTGCAAATTTTTCTTTATAATTCGGATCACCGGTAATCTTTCCGGCGATATAAATCTTGTTTTCCATTTGTTACGCTCCCTCGCCTATAAAATCAAATAAAGTCGGTGTGTCGTACTGCTCTTCGGCACTTTTGAGATATCCGACGCCGTCACGGAAATAATCAGCGTTAAGCTCAATTCCGTATCCTCGGCGGTTCATCTTTACAGCCGTGTACGGTACCGTCATAAGTCCGCCGAACGGGTCAAGAACAAGGTCGCCTTCGTTGGAATATCTGTTGATAATTCTTTCAACGATATCCAGCTGAAGCGGACAGACGTGCAAATTCTTACAACGTTGACTCTGAGTTGTATTGAGCGTTCGCATACGGTTGATGTCATCCCATATCTGATCCGACCACGACGCAGGCGGCATCATCATAAACGTTGCCGGGAGTTTGCCGTCCTCATCGAGAGCTTCGGTCATTGCTACGTGTTGATTAAAGTTATAGACATTGGATTCTGACTGCTTTTTATATGCTTTTTGGATATCCTTAACAGTCATCTTTTTGATTTCCTCTTTTGTTAGCAAGCGATCACCGCTTGAACGGTAAAAAGCGTGTGCGTCAAGCTGCCATTGTGCACGGGTATAATCGGTCTTATCTTTCGTGACAGGTATATCCGCGTATGCTTTTGTGGTGTCCGTCGGCAGCTTTCGAAATAACAAAACATATTCGGGGCAACCGACGCCCATCTTGGTGCCGTCTTTGCACTGTTCGGTCCAACCGAGGCGGCGAGTCTGATTGTTTTCTCTGACAACATCAGTCAGCACAACAATTCTTCCCATATAACGGAATCCGTGTTTTGTGAAATGCATAACCGTCATGTCACTAAATGGATCAACCGTCGGCATTCCGTCACCGGTTGCATTGCCGAAAAGAATTCTGTCTTTGACGTGGAT